AAAAAGAAGCCTTATCTGTAATTTTACCACGATAAAACTCTATGGTAGTTACAAAGTCAGACTTACCATCACCTTTGTCTACTTTCTCAAAGTCCTGAATGGTCTTGTATTGAATGCCATTGGCCCACAACAATGCACCCAAACCTTTAGAACTAAGAGCCAGACGACCCTGAATAGAATAAATTTGATGAAAAGCCTGCATAGGCTTCATACCTAAATCTTTACCAAACTGAGCAATAGCAAAAGCCTGCTCAATAGTTTTTACATTGCTTGGTAAAACTTTAGAGTCAATAAGTAATTGTAATTGTTGCATCTCATTTTGAGGTACAACTAAATCCTGTTTTTCCTGTGTTGCTAATTCTTTAGTCATTACTTCCAAAGTCAATTGTTTCCTGAATAGAATTATCAGATCTAACTTCTTGAGCTGCTACAATCTTGTCAAAAACATCTTTCCGCATTTTAGTATATGCGCTAAGAGTTAATGTAGCATCTCCTTCTAATACAATTCTTTGCGCTATGTATCTTAGCGCTTCTTCAAAAGAAGTTACTGCAACAAGTTGTTTACCTTGCTCATCTTTTACTTTAAATCCTTGGTAATCTTCAATTACACTGTATTTCCCCAGCGCAGGATCTTTAATTGTAATCATAGTTTGTTTAATTTGTAAGTTATATTTAAGTGAATTAAGTACCCAATTAAATCATCTAATGTATCTTCTGTAGCATCAGATAATCCCGTCATTTTAATCCTGTTGAGTTTATCATTAATCCTTGCTTTAATACCTGTTGCAGGGTCAATGTTAAACAAAGGAGGCTTTTCATGTAAAGAGTTATTGTATGCATTATTCTTTTCAAGAAGCAGTGTGCATATTCTATCACATTCTTTTTTTATCATATTATTAATATGATCTTTTGTATAGTTAGAGTCCATTGCTGTTATATTGAGATTTTATTTCTGAGGCTGTTAAATCTGTAAATTCCTGCAAGAATAACCCTAATGACTCAAGACTTTCTGAATGTGCTAATAGTAAGTTATCAACTTCTACATTTGCAATATTTATCAAGACTATATAATTAAAGATTTCCTTATGTTTAGATGTCATAAATAATGCTTTATCTGCTGCTTTACTTTTTAAAGCTTCTAATACTTTTTCTTTAGTTTCTTCATCACAAGAATTAATGAAGTCCAGAATAGTATCTATTTCTTGAATTATAAATACAGGAGAGAAAGGCGAAGAATTTTCAGTCATTTCTAAGGTAGTTGTAGTGTTTTGTTTAAATTCTTCCTGTATATTAGTAACTATATCTGTACTTTGTAGTACAATATCAGGAGTTTTATTTTGCTTTAGCATTAATTGCTTCAATTGCTTTGTAATGCTTTTCTTCCATTTTATCTGCCGGAAGAAGTTCTTTAAAGAAGTTAGAAGCCCCATTGAAATATAAATCTATATTTATAAATCCTGAACCATTACGATTGAGCATTACATTAAACTCTCTGTAATTATCTGCTAATCTGTCTATATCATACCCTTCATAGTTTTCTATTTTATATCTATGAGGAGCAAATAAACCCAGCATCACATTTACATCACGTTGTGTAAGCTTACAATCTGCCAGACCATCAGGACTTGGTCTGAGTTTTGCTACTATACTATCACCCTTAAAAGTAAATTGTTGTTTTTCCTGATCTGCAGCTTGCTGTTGAATAGCTACAGGAATATATCCCCATCTATCTCTCATAGCAAGACAATACCTGCTACTAAAATTAAATATAGTAGTCCATAAATCCTGTCCTTTCTCAGGTTGTAGCAGGCTCAAGTGGTCTGTAATAACTATTACATACTCTTGAGGATTATCAGGTTTATATGAAGCAATTCTTATGTTTGCTGCATCTCTTATCTCAACATTATTACTTAGTAAGTCTTCTTTAGAAATAAGTTTACCGTTTTTATCATAATGATTACCATTAGCATATGCATAATCACGCATATATTTATAAATCCCGAAAGGATTTTTTATATTATCTATAATAGTAACCATAGACTCAAACTTTTCCATTTCTTCATCATAGCCATCAAGAATTTGTTCTATATCATCTTCAAGAATATAGTCTTCAAATCTTGATTTAAGCTTTTCAGGAGATATTACAATGTTATGATCTTTATATAATTTATAACTGTAATATTGGCTAAGCTTTTCTTCTTTGCTAACCTCTAAAGAGAAGTAGAATATTTTTATTTTAATATCAGTTTCTCTTGTAGTAACAAACTCATAAGGATTATATACAAAGAGAAAATCTCCAAGCTTGGTTTTCCCAACTTTACTATTGGCAGTTACAAGATAATATTTTTCTTGTTCTATACCTGGAATTACTTTACCTAGTTTAGGAAGAAGAACAAATGGAATACATGTATAGCCTCCATCAAGCCTTAACTGCTTGTTTTTCTTAATTTGAGCTTTTACATTTTTATATATACTCATATTCTTCTCTCTCCTGTACGTAACACCTGAGCAGTTTTATTATCAAAGTCTTCACACATAGCAGCTAACTTAGATAATCCGTCTTTATTAATAAGATAATCTGCCTGTACCATATAAGTATAGCCTCTTCGTTGTGCCTGCTCTACATAAAGCTTTGCAGCATTAAGAATTGTAGTTTTGGAATATTCAGGATATGTCCGAATAAACCATTCCATCTTTTTAGCTACACCTTGTTTATCACCTTTGATAGGAGTACCATTACCTGATTTTACTCCTTTAGGAAATAAATTACGGTATGATTCTACAAAATCCATGAAAGAATCTGAACTTTCAAATAAGTTTAACCCATCTCCTGTAAGAGAATAAGGGAAAGTACTTGTTGAGTTAGGATTCTCTCTTAGAAATGCAGACTTGGTTATTGTAAAATAAGTTTCATCAGGTACACAACAAAGTTCATCTTTAGGATTTTTTTTGTTATACACACAATACAGAATGCAAAACTCATTAGGACTTAAGCTTTTTTCAGCTAATAATTCTAAGTTTAAGTTAATTGTCATTATTAGTAATTTGATTAGATAATAAGAGCTTACCATTTCTGATAAGCTCTTATATTAATTAGCTTTGTTAATAGTTAATAAATATCTTGTTCATAGTCTTTGCGTTTAAACTTCCAAAGACATATTTTATCAACTCTTATATTAAACTTTTTGTACCACATATCAAACTCTTTATATTCATAGTAAAGGTAATATCCATCATTCAGATGCTTTACTATTGTAAAGTTATAAAGATTTTTGATAATTAAGAAGAGTATAAAAATAATTAACAGGTTATACATATCCAAGATTTTTATAAATTAAGATCCTATCTTCACGCTCTATGTTGAAAACATTAGTTAACTCCTTATGCTTCAATGTGTTGCGGTAAGACTTTGTTTTTTTCAGTAAGGACTTTGTATTTTTGGATACAGTCGTCTGTTGATGTACAATGGATCTCTTCATAGTTGTTAATGTTTTCCATAGCTTTTTTATACCACTTAACTTCCTGAGTTCCTGCTGTAACATAGATAAAGATATTACCTATACTATCAGAAACTCTTTGTCGCCCTATTGCTTGTACCATATCAAGCTCTTTAGAATAGTAAGACATAAGAATAGTATTATCTAGGTCTTTAAGATTTGCGCCTTGCTTAAGCATCTTAAAAGAACCTATTGTTTTAATTATTCCATCATCAAACCATTTTCTAAATTCTGCATTTTGTCTATCAGTATTTTTATTACTAATAACGTAAGGCGTTACTAATTCAAGAATATCTATACTATTACCAAACACTAAACTTTTACCTTTTAATTCAGCCATAAGCTTTTTAACAGCTTCTACTTTACTTGGTAAAGTATATAATACTTTAGCCCTTGCTGCAGAAGTAGTTCTTATTTTAAAAGTTTTGGCTTCCCCATCTGGAAGAAATAATGCTTTTTTGAATTGGCTATCCCAATAATCATAATTATCCTTCTCAGTAGTCAGAAATGGTGCATTTTTAGTACCTGCTTTAATTGTTTTATTTAAACTATCTAAGGCGTGGTTAATAATAAATATACGTAACTTCTTTGTGGTACCATCTTTTACAGCCTGATTCAAGTTATATTTAAATACAATTGGTGCTATATCATCAATTAATTCTCCTTTGTTTGTTTCATTGCCTTCTTCATCTAAATATTTAGTTGTTCTGTCTACTGTTGCTGATAATCCAAGAATGTGTTTATAAACATTATTCTTATAGAATTTTGCATATTGCGGAGTTAAAGACATATGTATCTCATCTGCACATACTAAATCCCATGTTGTATTAGTCAACTTATAGCTTGACTGATAACACATAAAAGTCAAGTTATGTACTGACTTTAAATCATAGCCATAAAGTTTCTTAAAAAACTTAATGTCTTTCTCTAAGTCAAATTCTCGTTGACTTGTTTCTGCTAAGAATAATATACTGGAGCCTTTGGGTAAAAGACGGGTAGCTTTGATAAAACAAAAAGTCTTACCAATGCCAGTACTAAGATTAATAGTACCTTTTCTACCCGTCTTATCCCATGTAGCTACAGCAGAATCCTGGATTTCTCCTCTTTTGCTGTCTAACATATTAAATGTAACTTGTTCTGCTGTTAATTATTTCTTCTGCTGATTGTAAATTATTAAGGATACTTGATAACATATGATGGCTAGGAGCATTAAGGATATGATTTACATTAAGCTCATAAGCAGAGTTATTGTTAATCATTTCTTCAAGTTTTGCTACTTGCTCTTCATAGTGTGCAAACAGCAAATCTTCCACTTCCATATCATCATCTGCAAGAATGCTATTCTCTTCGTCCTGCTCCAGTACAGCTACAGGAGTAAATGCACAAGTACGCAGTTTGCCATCCTCACCTCTTGGTACGGCTAATACATCCATAGGATTAACTGCCACAAGAATAGCTGTATCACCAAAACTTGAATAGTCATAGGCTTTACTTGCTACATGCAAACCTTTTGAACAACTTACCTGATTAGATTGATTACCCTGATGTCTTTCTATCCTTGCCTCTACACCAATACGATAGTCCATAGTTTTAGTATGAGCATCTGTAAACTGAGATGTTTGTAAGTTAGGTAAGTCAAGATAGAGTTGCTCAAGAGTACCTTTGTTAGTATAAGAAGAATCTTTGGTACCAGTACTTAGTTCAAACATACCATCTTTTTCATAGACAATAAAGTCTTTAGGATTCTTCTTCCACTTACTTTTTATCCTTACATAACTGTTAGATACAAAGTTTACCAATCCAATGTTATTTGTACCTGTAGTAACTACTCTACGATAAGCAAGGAACATACCCTGATTGGTAATCTGCATCTCATGATGCTGCAGAAATCTGAATAAATCTTCACGACTTTCAGGATTAGGATTAAGACTACACCACATCCAGAATCTGTCTACAGCCTGAAACTCTGGAGTAAATTCTAATTCATCTAAATCATCATGTGACACTTCATAATAGTCAAGCCATTCTGTATATACTTGTACATACTTTAATGCAAGTTCTTCAGGTACACTCAGCTCTATACCTACTCTGTACAATGCATCATTCTTAATTTCAAAGAGGTGTGCCAAGTGCTGAGCCATAGTATGAATATTCTCTACAACTTGCTTCTTGGCAATAAATTTCTTTTCTTCATTACACAATTCAGGAACAAGTAGTTGCTTTACAGCTTCTACATTGTTCTTTTGAACATAAGCATAAACTTTTTTAAATGTTTCTTCTGAAACATTACTTGCTGTTATTACATCTCCAGTGTTTGTAATAACAGTTACTGAACCATCAATCTTTAAGATTTTCATGTGGTATTAAATTTAATTTGGTTAAATTAATAAAGGAAGTAGCTTTTCTAAACCCATCTGAATAGATATTTCGATTTATAGGTATAGAATGAAGAGAATTATGACTATTAATAATTAATGGTATATTATCAAACATACGATGTTCTATCCAAGAGTTAGTTTTAAATAAATCATACTTCATTGATACTCCTCCTTGTCCAATAATATAAGAAGCAGTTTTTCTATCCCACTTTCTTTGAAATGGATCAGAAGGGTTTCTATAACAGGAAATTTTAATACTTGCAGGAGGTAAAGATACTACTACACCACAAGTAAATACACTGTGTTGCGCTATTATTACTGTATCTCCTGGTTCTATTATATTACCTAAATAATCTTTAGTTGGAGTCAAGCTCAACTTCTTCTTCTTGATCAGTTGTTTCAGGTTGTCTGTCATTTTGATAAAATTCTGTGTTTAATTTTACTTTCATTTTCTTACTGACAAATACTGCAAACTTTTTATGTTTATTGCTGTATTCTCTGGTGTGCTGATAACTTTTTTGATAATAAGCTATATTATCAAGAAATTCATAAATATTTATAATTTTCAATAGACTGTCTTTATAAGTTTCTATTTGCCAATCATAAAGGTTTTTACTTTCTGCTACTTCCTGCATAGATTTAAGTAATTCTTCAAATTTACTATCTGTATAAGCAGGTTTTACATTATTATATTCTTTAGCGTATTATTCTATTTTTAGCATAGTATTATATACATCTGTATTAAGATATTTAAATAACTCTCTGCAACTGTATAAATTCTTAGCATCTGTAGAAGAATATACAGAATATAATCTGTATAAACTTATAAATCTTTTGAAATAACGTGTTTTACCTTCCATAAATTTAGTTATATGCATGAAGTTGGGAAGTAACTGCAGATACTTATGATTTATTTTTGCAGTTATAATTACATTGAAGTTTAATTTAATAATTTTTGTAAATTGCCATAAACTTTGTAATAAATCTTTATCCTCCTCTGTACCATATACTATAAATTTACGATGGTTATCCAAACTGTTTATATGCCAATCTGCATTTTTGAATATACAAGTCTTTCCCCAAGTATATGATTTTTCAGGTACTTTTACAACAATTTTACCCTGCATCTTACGTAAAGATTGCATATCTGCTTTTTGAATATCAGTTTTTTGGGCTTTTAACCATTCTTTAGTAGGAACATAATCATCATATTTTATAGTATGCTTTTCTACAAATGCTTCTTGCCATGCTATAAACTTTTTAATTGTCTCACGCCATTTAGCTTTAGGAACTTTTCTTAATCCTAAAATATTGTAATAAGATAATGGAGCAGAATCTTTAGGCATAAGCTTTGTTAGTTTATGTCTATGTAATACTTTCCAATAACTTTTACCTATTTTCTCAGATAAATACTTGTTATGCTTAGGCTCAAGAGAACATTTGTTTATAAATACATATTTATCACCCTCGTCAATAAATGGAGTAGCAGTATACTGCTTTTCAAGTTTCCTGTTATTTTGAATAGTAGTATTGTGTCTGTATCCATACATTAATTCCTCAATATTTTTTACATTTAATGTAGGAATATCAAGTCCTTTTAATACAGGTACTTTAAAATCTATATAGTTATTTTGTACAATAGGATGTATATTATATGTTATATTACCTATTTGTATATAAGCTGTACTTAAAGCATTTAGATATGCACGGGGAGATTCATATTCTAATACCTGCTTATCGTATAGTTCTTTTATTTCTTTTAGTACTTCTTCAAATTTCTTGTTTATATTATCTATTGTAAGTTTATTATATAATACAGACTCACGGTTAGGAGTAATAGCTATTTCACCTATATTAAAGTTAACAGCTATACCTTGCATAGTATGCCGTATTAAATTAAGAGGGTGTGTTATTACATTCCAATCAACAGGATAAGATACAGGGCCTATTTTTATACGCAACTCTCTTGAATCTAATGTAGATTGTGTAAAAGTTTTAGCTTTTAAGAGTTTAAATTTACTATTAAGATCTTCTGCGTCTATATTAAAATAAACATTTTCAAAGTAAGCAAGTTGTTCTTTTGTTTTAGTTATAAATGCTCTTTTATCACTCCATGATTGTATATTTATTTTAATTGTAGTACCATTTGGTAAGTCAGTAGTTTTTGTAACAAGTAAATCAATCTGAGGCACTCCTTCAGATTTATGCATAAGATATTCATATTGTATACTATCTACACGAGTCGTAATAAATACTTCATTAGTATAACTAAGGCCTGAGAATTTACCCAAACCCATCATACCAATAGCTTCATTGCTATTTCTTTTAGTTGATTTACCGAACTTACGATACACATCATTAATACGAGCAGGAGATAACCCTGGACCAAGATCTGTTACATACCAATAACTACCTCCATCCTTAGTAGTTTGTATACCTACTTCAATAGGTTTATCAGATTTTCCTGCTTCTACATTAGCATCCCAGGCATTAGAGCTGTATTCACGAATAAGTGAACCAATAGGATCTGAATAAAGATTTGTAGACAGAATCTGAAGAATCCATCCCATATCTTCAGTATCTATCTCTGCTTTATGTGATTGGAAATCACCATACAATTGCACTTCTTTTAGTGCTGAATGAAGAATATCCTCTTTCATTTGTCTTTTGTATTTTCTTCTTTATAAAGTTTGTTAACTGCTGCTTCAAAGTCTCTTGTAGTCTTTAAGCCTTTCTTTTTTATCATGCTTGATATGTTTATTGTAGTATCATTAAAATACTCTAATAATGCATAATGCTCTGCAGGTGTTAATGTGATTACCTTGTCCATGATTTAAGATTTAAAGTAAAGTTCACCTACTGCAAAATATCTATCTCTTTCAGTATTTTCTACAATAGTAACCATAGAACCTTCTGTCAGTCCTTTGATATAGTATTGTGCATGAGAATCTGTAGATTCTTTTAATACGTTAAGAACATTGTTACTATCAACTCTTGTTACTCCAGTCATGGGAGTATGAGTAAATGCTATTCTTACCATAGGATAAGAACTACTTAATAATTGTCTGTAATAACCTGTTGGAGGTTTTGTCATTTGGTCCATGAGTTGCTAATTGTTATGTCTGATAAGACAGGTATTGTTTTAATAATTTCTGCACCTGCTTCCTGCATAATGCTTTGTTGAATTTTAGACCATTCTTCTGCAAAGTCTTCCTGAACTTCACAATCTATTTGGTCATGTACAGTCATTACAATGTACACTTTATCATGCAGTAAGTGTGTTTTTATGTACTTACGTATGAGATATAATGCACGTTTAGTCATTTGTGCGCCACTGGCTTGGATTGGGCTGTTCATACTAGCCCGTTCTATTTCACCTATAACTTTAAAATCTTCTTTATCCTTTATATCTACCCACTTTGGAAAGTGTCTTATGATAGAATAAGGTTTAAAAGACCTGATAAAGCCATTTCTCATACCATACTTACGGCATTTGTCAAGATATACATTGAGTTTGGCAGTTGCTCTAAAGTAGTCCTTGATAATCTTGTCTGCATCCTTGACTTCAATGTTAAGAGTATCAGCAAGTTTAAACTTGGACATGCCATAGATTAAACCAAAGCTGACTGTTTTAGCAGCATCACGATAAGATTTACCTCTGAGAAAGTCTGGTTTATTTCTGACTTGTTCTATAGGTATTTTAAATACCATAGATGCTACTTCAGAATGTAAATCTTTACCATTGTTAAATGCATCAAGCCATAAAGGTTCCTGACTACCTTCAGCACATAGTCTAAGCTCTTGACCTGAGAAGTCACAACTTACCATCTTGAATCCTGGAGTTGCTGTAAAACAATTCCTATATTCTACTTTAGCTGGTATATTCTGCATGTTAGGAGCCATTTCTTCAGGAGAACCTGAAGTTACACGGCTTGTATCTGCTATTTGCCAGAATGAAGTATGGATTCTGCCTGTATGTGGATTTACATACTTAAGAAAGTCTTCACCATAAGTAGTTACAAGTTTCTGTTGTTTCTTGTAATCTATGAATTGCTTTACAATAGGATATTTATTCTGATATTTTGTAAGGAATCTTTCAGAAGTACTTTCCAGATTAAGCCCAAGAGTTTTAAATACCCTATCAACCTGAGTAGGACTAGACCAAAGAATGTTTATATCTCTATCATGCTCCTCTCCTTCTTCTATACCTGCAAACATGTTCATCTGAACTTTTTGCTTTACAAAAGAATTAAGTTTAGGCTCCTGACGTACAAGTTCATCAAGTCTATCAGTATAATCCTTCTCATTAAATTTAGCTTTATGTGCTAATGCTAGCCAGGCTTCACGGCTAAATCCCATACCATTATACTCTATGTCTGCAAGTGCAAGACAAGAATTAAATTCATTCTGTACCCAGTTTTCTATATCCTTTTCTTTAATCTTGGCTAATTGCTTAGTCTTAATTTCAGTAAGGCAAGTTACATCTCCTACACCATAAGTAATTTGCTGCTCAGTAAATGGTTCTCCGGATATATTACTAAACTGTCCACGTACAGACTTATTAAGCTTAATATTACAATATTTTTCTGCAAGATGTCCTAATCCAAGACTTCTTACTTCAAATCCATTTGTAAGACAAGCTTCTGCGAGCATAGTATCATAGATATTATCCAGTTCTATACCATAGAATTTAAGATATTTGTAATCAAACTTTAAGTTTTGACCTACTACAAGGATAGATTCAAGATATGGTTTTAAGAAAGAAATATCAGTATTTCTTACATCAATAACATATGTAGTATCTTCCCAATTTAACTGAAGCATTAGCATTTTATTAGAATGGTTAAACTGTCCTTCAGTTTCTGAATCAAGGTTTATTTCTGTAAGAGTTTTAACCCATTCTGTACATTGTTCTATAGTAGCCAGAATATATAAATCTGATTTAATCAATCCTGGATTGCCTATAAAATAAATCATGTTCAATCATTTTCTTTGGTAGTAATAGTTTTTATAAGATCTGTAATCTTTTTACTCTGAAGAGTAGTCTTCAGGTTTAATTCTCCATTGAAATACTTTTCCTTATTTTCTCTTAATATTGCAAACCACTTTTGCTCATAAGCATTATAATGAAAAATATAATCATATAATCTTAGCATGTTTTTCTTCATTAGAATATGTATCTTATTGTGTTCCAAGGTATAATTTGTTTATGCAAGGCTTTAAAATCTTCTATATACTTAGTTTTTAAACTTACTGCGTATCTTAGATTTTTACCTCCATATTCACTTGTTTTAGACTCTTGTAATCCGGGCTTCCATATTAATTCCTCACCTGTTAATTCATGCTCTACATTATATTTATGTTTGGCTTCATTATGTGTAAGGAATATTACTTCTGCTTTTACTCTGTCTTTATACTGTACATTTTTATTTACAAGTTCAAACAATTCTTTATACTTATCTAACCAGCCTGGATGTACAATTACAGGACTAAAATTTATATGCACGTCATATCCTGCATCTATAAATCTGTCAATAGCTAATATTCTGTCAAGAATTTTACTTGTTTTAGGTTCTAATAATGTACTGTATTCCTGAGGCATAAGACTAAATCTGATTCTTACTTTTTGTTCAGGATTGTATTGTAGCAATACAGGATTTACATATTTTGTAGCAAATGAACCAAATGCTATTGGATGTTCTTTAAAGAATTCAAAGATTTTTTGCCAATCATGATACTTTGCGTGTAATGCAAAATCTTCGTTACAGCTTATATCGTATGTAATGTACTTTTCATGAGTCTGATTAGGTTTTTCTGTAGTGTCAAAGAATGCATGATTATTTATAGCTGTAAGAATATCCATTACATTGTCTGCTATATCTAATCCTTCAGGCTTATGACGTTTCATATAACAGTAAGAACAGTTATATAAACAGCCAAATCCAAAGCTTGGTGATATATAATCTGTAGATCTTCCACTAGGTCTTATTGTGAATGTTTTTCTTATTACTCTTTGCATTTTTATTTTTTATTTGTAATCCACAATAAAGATCCAACATAGCCATTTCACGTTCAGCCCATTTTTTAGAATGGTTTTTAGTTTTATAAAGATACTCTATGCCCCATTTTCTCCATTCTTTGTTTTGTTCTTCAGTCATAGTATATTTTTGAAACCAGTTGTCTTTCCTATCAAGAATATCTTCATATTTTATATTATAACCTGCTAGTTCAAACATTTTATTAATTAATGTTTTCACAATAATTAAATTTTTTTCTTCTGTTTTCATAATAATATTACTTTTAGTTTTTATCTGTAGGTTCTTTAACAGATTTTACTTTCCAATAGTATTCACATTCTACTTTTCCTTCTTTGGTTATTTTTGGTGCAAAATCAGAATATGATTGTGCATACTCATTAGGTTTAGCTGTGAATCTGTAACATGTTTCTTTTAATGGACAGTGTATATTCATACACATACTTATATCAGGCATGCTTTAATTAGTTTAAGTTTACATTCATGACATTGTTTATTATAGAATAATATCCTGTTCTTACAATGAGGACAGGGTTTCTTCCATGCTTTATCAAAAGCATTGTCTGTAATAATGGTTAAATGCCGCATTAACTTTTTTTGTAGGTTTCGTTGTAGTATTGTTCTCCCGTAGTTGTTCCAAAGATAATACCATCTTTTTGGGGTATCCCATTATCAGCCATATATGGATGCGACCTATATCCATCAAGAACAGCTTTTATTATCTGCTCCTTCTCCATTGCCATTGCTTGAATATAGAATTCTTCTTTGGCTTCTTCCAAATCAAACTTATCTAACTCTCTTTCTTTAGATAGTTTGAATAACCATTCAACCGCTGTTTGTTTACTCATTGCTCACCTCCTTTGTAT